ATGTCGAACTGCATTTCCATGCGGTCGCGAATCTCAGAAGCAGCCGGATCGCTGTTGCCTACCAAGAAGGTACCGGAAGCCATCGCAGTGGTAGACACGACGTTGAGATCCCAAATAGTGGGATTGCCAAAAGCTTGCGGATCGCCCAAAATATAGCGTCCCAAGCTGTCTTTGGTGCGCCGCAAATTCCACCAGTCGCGCGGATTCAGCGTTACCCATGTGGACGGAATTTCGTCGATGATGTCGACCTGTTCCGCCGCCGCGCCGATTTGATCAATGCGAGTCCATCCAGCACTAGCCGAAAGCAGCCCAGCGTTGAATACAGACGCCTGGGTGACAAGCCCGTTGAGGTTGTTACCGGTACCGTCGCCAGTCAGCAACTGCCGTTCCTCCGCTCTGTTCACGTAGTACGGAAGCGAACTCCGCAAGAAGCCTTCTAATTCACTGAAATCTTCCAAAATCTGGCGTGATGCCGGGATAAAGGTAGCGATGGTTTGCACCTGAGCGGTAACGGTGAAGAAATTCAATGCGTTTTCAGCCTTCGTTGTAGCTTCCGCCTGAGGTGATGCCTCAGCCAAGGGAGTCAGCACCTTAACGTAATAGATAAGCGGAGAAGTAGTAGGCCGCGCAGTCAGCAATTCGCGAATACGAAGCCGACGCCGCGCTTCTACCACGATGCCAGGTAGCCGCTCAATGTTGACCACACCAGGCGCAGCGAGACCGTAACCGGCTCCGCCAGTGGTGATTGTGGTTTTCTGTCCCATGAGGTCAGAAACCTGATCACCCGAAAGAGTAAAGATGACGCTACGGCCTTTCTTATCACGGATAAGTCGGCTGACGTCTTCATTCTCTTTCAGCACTTCAACAATCGACTTCTGTGCAACTGGGTTGAGCCGATAGTTATCAACCAGCTTCTGATCGATGGCGTCCAATTGCGACTGAAGTGACGTAAAGTTGGTTTTGGTTTCCGCGAGCATCACGCCATGAAGCTTGATTTCTTCATCGGCCTTTGCTTTGAACGTGTTAATCGCGACAAGTGTTTCCGTTAGCTTTGTTTCTAAAGTTGTTTCGGGCATTGAACTGTCCTTGGAAGTTGAGATCCCGGTTTACCGGGTTGCTAGCGCCGCCTGAAGTTGATTCAGGAGGTTCACGGTTGCCGAGTGGTCAACAACAACCGGCTCAGGTAATGCTTTTTGCTTGTTTGCGGCTTTTGACTTTGAAGTGGTACCACAATCCCCTGATTCGGAATCACAGTAGTCGGCTCCATCGTCAATAAGTGCTTGTAGATCATCGATCGCGCTCTTATGCTGATCCATACCATTTCGCATTTTGCCGAGCGCGCTGGAAATTGTGTTTTGATTCATCTCGCTGATCATGCGGCCGGTTTTGATTTCATGCGGTTTTGCGCCCATTGTCATGAAATCATCGCCGTACTCTTCGGTGAGCCAGTCGAGATACTTAGGCAGGTATTCGAGATACGCCGCCGAGAACTGCTGAAGGATAATGCCCGCTGCTGTTACGCGTTCCTCTTTGGTCATATCAGACGCCATGACAACGGAGCTTAACGCGCTGAACAGCGCTGAGCGCATCTGATTGCCCATATCCTGCAAGCACTGATCGTCTAGTTCCTCAGTGAAATCGTCCTTAGTTGAATGACGATGATTCTTGATCGACGATATCAAAGCTAATGATTGCATTGGGAAAGTTACCACACTTCCTTCCCACAAACGGCACTCTTTCAATACCCGCACGCCATTTTCGACTGAATCCTTTACCGTGGTGTACCCAATGGAAAGCCCTTTCACAATACCGGCTTTCATCAACAGATAAGCGGTTTTGGCCTCAGGGATTTCCATCAAAAGCTGGCCCTGTACAGAAAGCGCATCCGGTCCGTCAGATAGCTTTAATGTGCCGATTGGCACGTCCGCCTTATGCTGCCAGAGCATTGGAATCTCAGAGCCATGTTCCTGAATCGTCTTCTTAAACGCGCCCGGTACGATGGTGTCTCCACCAAGATCAACGCTGTTGTAGACAGATAGTAAGCCCTCAAACGATCCTTCGTTCGATAATTCTTTTACTTGCATCGTTAAGTTGCGTTTCGTCTTCATTTATGAGGCCCTCGGTTGATTGATTGGTTTAGCGTTCGGCGATTCACTCGGCTGAGATGGCTGTAGCGGCTCGCCGGTACCCGGAAGTGTTTGCATGTTTACCTGTATATGTCGCGCTTGCCCTGCGCCATTCGGTAACGGGTTCTGGTCCTCAAGCCCCAGAACGTCATCAATAGAAGAAACACCGTTTTGCAACATAGTGGCGTATCCGGCCATGCGTGTAGCGAATTCTCCGCGTAACAACGCGTTGTAATTATGCTTAAAGTAAAAGCCTTGCGTTTTCTCTTCTGGCGTCAGTACGCAGCGCCACAGGTTTTGCTCTAACCGGGTGATCCACGGGGTTAAAGTAAACTTCAGAAACTCTAATGCCTGCTGCTCAATGTTGTTGTTCGTCGAACGCGCCAGATCAAAGATCATGTGCGGCTGGACGCCGAACCATCGGCAAATTTCAGTAGTTCCCCACTGCCGCGATTCGAGCATCTGCTGATCCTTCAGGCTCAAACCAATCTGCTGATACTCCATCGAAGGAATAACAACCGGAACGCGGTGCGGATCGTTGTACGTCATTTCCCAATCGAAACGCCACTTTTTAGCAGACTCTTCATTGTCAAAAAGAGCCGACTGTTTCATGTTGTACGGCAACCGGCCGCCGCGGGCATAGAACGAGCCCACATTGCGCTCAGCCGCTAACGCTGTACCCATTGATTGTCTAGCAACATGAAGCACCGAAATTCCCTGTATTCCGTCATCGCTCAACCCGGGAATGCTCAGAATGTCATGAGGCTTGCCAGCCTCTACCGTGTACGATCGATCTTGATCAACTACCCAAACTAGTTTGCCTCTTTGATCGCGATCACGATGAATCCTATGGGGTTGGATCGGATAGAGGCCAATAGCTACGCCGGTTCCACTTCTGCGAACAATCGTTGAATAGGAAGTGCCATGCATGACCGCATGGCCCATAGACGAATCAAAATACGACATGGCCGACATTTCCTCATTCGGGGCCATTTTTAACGCCGCATAAAGCGGTTTATCTGTCGCTTCGCGTCGCTCGTCTTTTGCGGTTCGCTGCATCATTTCGCATGGCAGCGCGCCGACTGTTTCAGTAATCACCCGCTTACAGGCCCATACAGCAGATAGATTCTGCGATGTATGGATGTTTACTAGCTCGCCACTCCACGGAGGTTGGTGACCACCGCCTAACGCGTTGGCAATCCCGTAAAAGCCATCTCGCCGGTAAGCTTGCGCAATGATATTGTCATCCAGCCCAAAATAACCATACGCTCCTTTTAGGTTTAGAGCTACCGGTGTGCTATCAAAGCGTTTTGCGAATTTACTGAACCGCTCTTTCAGTTCGGGAAACACTTATTGCGTTCTCCAAATACCTGAATATGAAACGGTGGCAGGCTTCGCAATTAAGGCGCGATTGAATGCGTTCGCCATTGCAGAGATACCGTCAATGCGCGAACTGTTTTTTTGACGTTCCGGCTTTTCAAACATCAGATTGTCATTTTTCTCGTAGGCCGAAACGCAACTGGCGTTCCATCGCAATACCGGGTGCCCGCCGTGATAGAGATGGCCGGAAGCGATCAACTGCAAAATCTTCTTCGATGGTTCGCTTAAACTAGCGAAGCCTTGCCGAATTTCAACGCAGGGTAAACCTGCCTCAACCATGCCGGTACTCATCTCACGAGAGTTCCAAGGATCAAAACAGAACTCCTGAACCTTAAACATTCTCGAGCCCCATTCAAGCCGTGCGCGAATCTCTCTTGAATCAATTACTTCGCCGTCAGCAAGTTCGATGAAGCCTTGACTGGCCCATTGCAGGTACGGCATCCCGTCTTTTATCTGCCGCTTTTTTACATTCGCCTCTGGGGTCCAAAAGAACGGCAGTACGTCGTAACTGATTTCATCTGTGTTCGGAAAAACGAAACAGACGGCGGATAGATCGGTACTCATCGAAAGATCGATTCCTACCCAACAGCGGCGATCAATGAACCGTCCTAGAATCTCCTGAGGGATCGCCCGTACTTTATCCTCAGGAAGCTTTGGCAGCAGCCCTGCCGACTTCCAAGAATTGCCACCAACATCCCAGCGCCCCATGTCGATTGCACGATTCTCTTTTTGATCCCATATGTTGAGGAAGTACCGTTTGAAGCTGGTCAGATCGCCTTCAGCAACCATTGACAGGTACTTGCTCCGAACCTTAGAAATATCCAAAAACCCGCCATTCTCTTTTAAGCTTGGAATAGCCTTAATCCAGGTCTTAGGATCGCCCGGATCATCAGTCTTATTTGCACCGTAAATGCGGCCGTAAAATGTCGGGTCGCTTACAATCCCTTCCTGAAGTTTGCGCGTTTTCTCATGCAATCGCCATGCTAACGGCGACTCATTCTGAACGCCGGCTGTCGTGATTGCAATCGTCAGAGTTTGCCGCCGCGTAATGCCACCGTTAGAAAGTACGTCCCAGTTCTCGAGCTGCTTGCGAGTCTTCCAGCGGTGAACCTCATCGGCAATCACGCACGCTGGATTCACGCCATCGCCAAAGTCACCATCCGCGGCAATAGCAGCGTAGAAAGAATCAGGGTCCGAACGCTTAACAATTCGATTCGTCCCGCGTAGAATCCTGAGCTTCTTCATCAGGATAGGCGATTGCTCTACCATCTTTGCCGCCGCCCGGTACACGTTCATAGCCTGCCTCGTAGCGGCCGCAGCGCCGTATACCTGACAACCAGGCTCCGTCGTGAAAACTAGAATCAGCAACAGCAGGGCGGCTGCAAACTCAGTCTTCCCAGACTTTTTAGGAACCTCCAAATACACCATCTCAATGATTCGATGGCCCTCATCATCAACCTGCCCGAAGATCGCTACTACCGCCTCTTCCTCCCACGGCATCAGCTTAAACGGCTTGCCGTAGTACTCATCAGCGGAATGCTTCAGTACCAGCTCTATAAAGTTGCAGGCGGCATCTGCATTCGCTTGAGAAAACGGCACATTAATTAACCGCTGGCAACGTCGTCACCGGCCGCTCTTCTCTCGGCGTTGCGAGCAATTTCATTAAATCTTCCGTGCCATCGTTTTTCTTCTCCGAAGATAGCCGAGTGCGCGATACTGGTGATAGACCAAACTCACTAGAAAAAGCTTTAACCTGAGACCACGAAGACATGCTGATCGCTACCGCTGGATGCGCTGTCAGTTTCGTAATGTGTTCCTTAGTTTTTTGATCCACAATAGTACGCGTGAGAAGCAACCCAGACTTGTTAAGGATTAAGTCGGCCTCAACCGCCCTTTGATAGCCTACACATGCGCCCTCAAGCATCATCGCATCCGGTCTTCGATTTAGGTCCATTGAGTCTAACTCGTGAGCCCAGAAGTTCCACGCGGCCCTTGCCCTACCCTTCAAATGCGTCGGGCAACTTGGCAACCCACGTGTCGCTACAGGTTGGCTATTGATCTGAGCCAATAACTTCTTAGCCCCGATCTTACCCGTATCGCCATCAGCCATCTTCTGTGATGCCGTCTTTGGTTTTGTTCCTCTAATCATCGTAATCTCTCTAAACTACATACGGATTTCAAAATGAGCC